CTTGGGTCGGGTCATGGCCCGCAGGATCTTCTGCCCCTTGGCCGTGAGCGGCACCTCATTCCTCCGTGAGCGGTAGCCGCATGAGCGATTGCGGGACAATCACACCTATCAGCTCGCCCGTCACCCGGTCGTACCGCAGCGTGACCACGCCCTGGGCGCAGCGGGCCTGGGTCATCTCAGCTTCGACGAGGCAGAACTCACCGCGACCGTCGTCGTCCAGGTAGGCGGCCACCTTCACGTCCGCGTACTGCAGGAGCCCAGACGGCTCGTACCTCGCGTCCTTCTTCGTGAGTGGCACGTCACCCTCCCTGCGCCGCCAGGGCGGCCTGCACCCGCTCGCGCTGCCCGGCCAGGTACACGTCCAGGTCGCCTTGCAGCGCCGGCCGGGCCAGGTCTTGCAGCGTGTCCAGGAGCGCCGGCATGGCCGCGAGGGCCAGCGCTTTCTGCTCCAGGGCTTTGGCCGTGGGCAGTGCGCCGGTGCTGGCTTCTTGGGGTTGCCCTTGTTGCTGGTCTTGTCCTGGCTGGCCTGGTGGCCCGAATTGCGGTGGCGGTGGCGGCGCCTTGGCCTCGCCGAGCCCATCGGGCAGCGGGTCCATGCCGACCTCCGCCCGGGCTTCGTCCTTCGTCATCCAGCCCTTCTCCACCGCCAGCGAGACGCGCTGATAGACCGCGGTGACGTCCTCTTGCAGGGCGCGCACTTCGGTCGTGTCGTAGCGCACGTGCACCTTGGGGTTGGGCTCGAAGTCGGCCCGCAGGAGCTGCTTCTCCCACGTGCGTTGGTCCGCCCGCCACGTGGGCACGATCGTTTGTTCGAAGAGTTGTTCTTGCGCTTGCTTGTAGTTGTTGTAAATGCTGTGCTCGAGGCCCACCTGGAGCCCGACCAGCATGGGCGAGACCCCCATCACGGCCGCGATGCGCGCTTCCGGGGTCTGGTGCGCGGCCTTGAGGTCCAGCTGCTCGGGCGAGAAGCCGAGCTGGGTCACGCTGGCCCCGTTGTTGAGCACGCCCACGGCGCCCCGGTTGCCCCCGCCGAAGCGGGCGGCCAGGTTGTCCTTGAGCTGCTGGGCCTGCTCGGCGGTCAGCGTGCGGTCGGGCGTGGTCACCACCAGGCTCCCGACGGCCGTGTTGCGCAAGAGCGCGTCGGTGAACAGGGTGGCCTGGTCGTCGGAGGAGCACTCGCGGATGAGCCGGCGGATGGGGGACAACCCGAGGCGGTGGTCGTATTCGTCCACGCCCAGCCGGAAGTGCACCACGTCTTCGACGGGGAGCTGCTCGACGTGCCCGAAGCCGTCATCCCAGACGTAGTAGCTGATAAACACGCCCCGGGCGCGGTCCTCGGGCGTCGTATAGGGCCACATGTTGCGGCTGGCGTAGGGCCACAGCTGCACCACGTCGCCGCCGCGGGAGCGGATCTTGCGCAGGTAGGCGTTGCCACTCAAGTGCTTGGCCCACTGCAGCCAGTAGGCGATCTCCGCGCTGCTGAGGCTGGGGTGCGGGTCGGCCAGCAGGGCCATGAACGGCGTGTCGTCCTGGTATTCGTCCGTGCCGTCGGCCTGCACGACGTACTGGCGCAGGGGCGCCTCCTGGTAGGAATACGCCAGCACCTTGAGGCAGGCGAAGACGGCGCTATTCAGGTCGACCAGGGGGCCGCCCAGCGCCATGCCCAATGCCGGGTCGCTGCCGTCGTAGGTGTCGGTCGTCCAGATGGGGTTCCAGAACACCTGCTGCTTCTGCTCCAGCGTGGGAGCGGGCGGCGGCGCCGGCGGCGGGGCGGCGGCGGCGACCTTGAGGTCGGCCCCGCGGAGGTAGTCCCAGGCGGCGGTGAAGACGCTTGCCATCTCGGTGTCCTCAGTAGAACCTCGTGGGCTGGGTGTCGGCGCCCGACCAGGCGAGCGCGAGGGCGATGACGCAGTCGTCGTGGCCGCCCTCGGGCGCCCCGTAGCGCAGGAGGCCGGACGGCAGCCGCTCGGCCTGGTAGGCCAGCAGCTCGCTCAGCAGGACGTCGTCGTCGAGCAGGCGCAGCGCCTCCTGCTCCAGGGCGAGCGCCAGGCCGTCGACGACCGCCGCCTTGCTGGCGTTGGTGGTCAGGAAGGGGACGACGGGCAGCCCGGCGCGCTGCAGCTGCTCCACGATCGGCTCGCCCATGGCGTTCTGCTCGGCGATCACCTGGTCCGGGCGGAAGCGCGCGCAGAGGGCCTGCAACCGCCCGGCCTGGACAGCGTAGTCGACGCGGTTGCTGCGGTCCAAGGCCACGAGCTCGCGGGTCGTCGCGTCCACCACCGCGAGCACGGTGAAGTCGGCGTGCTTGCCCCAGTCCACGCCGACGACGTAGCGGTGGCCGTCCTGCCAGGCGTGCTGCGGCGTCGCGGTGGCGGCCTCCCGCACCCGGCGGAAGACGGCGCCCTCGTCCTCCAGGAAGACGGCCTCGAACTCCTGGGCGAAGGTGCGCTCGGGGAGACTCCGGCGGCTGTCCTCCACCTCGTCGGCGGGGATGTAGGGGTTCGAGAGGGTGGGCATGCGCCAGGCCGCCCAGTCGGCGTGCCGGGCGTCGGCGCCCCGGTCGTAGAGCGTCTTGAAGTAGGTGAAGCCCTTGGGGGTGGAGAGGAACCAGGCGCCGCCCCGGAAGTCGACCAGGGTGGGGCGGATGACCGCGTTCCACGCCTCCTCGAGCTGGCGCACCATGGCCGCCTCGTCGATCACCACCGTGCGGTACTTGCGCCCCCGGGCGACGTCGGGCTGGTCGAGCGACCACATCTCCAGCACGCCCCCGCCGAGGAGCTCGAGCCGGTGCTGCTGCAGGTCCTGCCGGACGACGACGGGGGCGAGCACGCGCCGGGCGTCCCGCCAGACCTCGGTCAGCATGCGGTAGGAGGGGGAGAACCAGGCGACCGGCTGGCCGTGCAGGCCGTTGCGGACGAGCCGGTCGACCCCGAGCGTCGTCTTCCCCCACCTTCTCCCTGCGCAGAGCACGTTGAAGCGGCGGCGCTCGGCCATCACCTGCCGTTGCCCCGCGTGGGGGCTAGGCAGCCGGATAACCGGCCCCATCGTCCTGCGCCCCGTCGGCGTACTCGACGCGGATCGCCATCGGCTGGCCGTCGGGCCCGCCCACCTCCAGCTGCTGCACCGGCTTGCCGAACCCGCGGTCGGCCAGCCAGGCGGCGGCCTCCATGCGGAGCCGGAGCGGCCCCTTGCGCTTGCCCCGGAGCACGTCCAGCATGAACTCGACCAGCTCGGCGCCGTCGGCCGTCTGCTCGCGGACGAGCGCCGCGATCCCCTTGGGGCGCCCGCCGGGGTTCGGGGAGCCCATCCCCGCCCGCCAGGGGCGGAGGTTCCCCAGTGTTTCCCCGGTGTTTTCAGTGGCCGCCACTGCCCCCATCCTACGCGCGTTCCGCAAGCCGGTATTTGCCCGGCCCGTCCTTGACGACGTCGCCCCGCTCGACGAGCAGCTGCAAGGCGGCCGAGACGGTCGACCCCGACTTGTCGCCGGCCACGGCCCGGGCCTCGCCCCAGGACAGGACGCCGGGGCCCGCCCGTTTGGCCGCCTCGAGCAGCTGGGCGGCGGCGCGCTCGGGGGCGGAGGGCTCGCCCCGCGCGCGCGGCCGGGGCGCCGCCGCGGGGACGGGCACCACGCCCAGCGCCTTGCGGAGCACCTTCAGCTCGGCCCGGCTGTCGGCGATGACCTTCTTGGCCAGCCCGATGACCTTTTCGGACTCGGCGATGCGCTGTTCGCGCTTCCGGATCACCGCCTCCGTCAGGCGCTGCCAGCCGGCCAGGTCGACCGGATCATCCCGGCCCTCGGACACCGTCCCGTTCATCCCGCGGCCTCCTCAAACAGGGGCGCCTGCCAGACCTCGGCGCCGTACCCCCGGCGCAGGAGGGGCACCAGCTGCTCGGTGGTGAGCCGGCAGCCCGCCGTGCAGCAGGCCGGCTCGTCCGCCCAGGCGCTCCGCCGGTACCCGCCCCGCGAGCGGGCGTCGGCCCAGGTCAGCACCGTGACCGACACCACCCCGCGGGCGCAACGGGGGCAAGGGAGCGCGCGCCGGGTCATCCCAGCCGCCCCGTGAGGACCGGGTAGAGCGAGCGGGCCGTGCCCCGCACCCGCTGGTAATGCACCGGACGCCCGACGACCTCGCCGGCGGCGTTCGTCAGGCGGTGGGTGATGTCCTGGCACTCGGGCAGGAAGTCGATGAGCCCCTTGCCCGGCTGGCCCTCCAGCTCCCGCAGGAGGCAGGCGGCGCAGTAGTACTCGTCCGAGGTGTAGTCCCAGCGGAACCGCACGTTCCAGGGCCACTCGCCGCAGAGGTCGCAGCGCTCCCGATCGACGTCCTCGTCCATCACCGGCACACCCACTGGCGTGGCCCCTCGGCC